AGCTGCCTTTTGTTGTTCAACCTCGTTTGCAGCCGATTATTGAAAGAATTGGAACGGAGGAGTCGGGACAGATCGAGATTGAACGTCGTGGATATCTGACGACTGGCGAGAAGGCCTTTGTACAACAGGTGCAACAATTTGATAATGGTAGCAGTGAAATTATTACATTAACGAGACAAATTGCTAGGCGTTATGGGCTTAGCATGGATAAGGCTTATACGTTAGTTGTTAGCATCGTTTCTGGTGCATCAGTAGAAGATAAAGATAGACCAGAATTGATTGGCGAGATTGAAAAAGAATTTGCTGAATCTTTTACTGAAATCGTAAAAGGCATTGCTTCCAGTCAGGTTCGTGAAGATCTTGTGATGGCAGCTTGTCTGATTAAGTACAGAATTGACAAAGACTTTGATATTAGTAACATTTCGGAAGTTCATCCAGATATTATTGAAGGTTTAGCAAGACTTTATGTTGATGAAGAGCAAAAATCTGTCGAAGCATTCAGTAAAAAAGATGACGAGGGGGTAAAACAAAGCATCGAGGAAATTGAAAAAAAGCAACCAAAAACACAAGGGTCCCGTTCGAGGAGTACTACTGGCAGCTAAAAAGAGCTTTTCCTGGTGATTCAGAATTTAATTTATCGAACTACTGGAACTTGCCATATGTTTATGTAATAGAAGCGATAATTAATTTAAACAAAATAAGAATCAGGGAGCTGCATGATTTCGAGAGGCCAGTAGCTTATCTAGCATTTCAAAATGCAGAAATCAATCGAGATAAAAAGAAAAGAAGGAAACCGTATAAGCCGGATGAATTTTATCATTATGTAGACAAAGAATCGCTAGATCTACCGGAGCCAAGATATGGTGCTGCTGCTATTGCATTAATTGAAAAAGGATTATTCCCAGCGTGGGCATTATTTGCTTACAATGATCTGAAAGTAAGGGCTGATGATGCATTGCCTCCAGAATTCCTATGTGTACAATGTGAAGATGCCTTGCTATTGGCGCCGGATATTGACGGTAATACTGTAAGCGGAATGCTTATTGCATCGAATTCATGTTCTGGACAAGTCCGTGACATGAAGTCTCCATGTGGTAAAAATATTAAGGTAAGAATGCCTGAAATAAATTCAAGCTTTGAGGCAAAAGAAGAAGCTGAGCTAAGAATTCTAAGCTAAGCAGCAAATGGCATAAATGGCATGCCATAAATTTCGTCCAATACCTCTTGTGGGCGATTAAATTTATGGTATATCTTATTCTTAAAAGCCCAACGTAGAATTTCTGAGTCGTTTTCCAATCTACCATGGTGTTGCCAGTAGTGGATGCGGAGCTCTTTCATTGGATCGTAGAATGATTGCTTTCTATACCATTGAATCCAATCATCAGAACCTTTGTCTTGGTTATGAATAAGACAGCATGACACAAGGTTTTTGGCGATGTCAGCACCACCTTTGCAGCGAGCTCTGAGGTGGTCAAGCGTCAGTCTATTGCTGCCAAGTGGTGACTGTCCACAGAAGCAGCATTGATTGTTCCAGGCCTGCTTGATTGAGTTACGCCAGCGTCGCTTGGCCTCTCCACTTCGAAGACATTCCATGGTTGCAAGATACTGATGATACGATTCAACCGGCCCATCCAGGGCTTGGACCACTTGGTCAGACATGAATTGTAAAGAGAATCAGTATTGCAAGCCAGTTGAGAAAATCAAGAACCGAGCCTTTGAAATATGGGTTCCCGACATGGGTGGCATGCGACTGCGAACTAGACTGCCATTAATTGAAACGGCAAACTAAGTTTTGCAGGCCGCTGCTACAGTCGAGATGGCTCAGACTCACGTCGAAAATCCAGAGGTCATTTACAATACATTGACTGGCGACTCGACTTTCATGAATTTAGTTGGCACCAGAGTTTTTAAGGCAAATAATACTCAGTTAGATGCAATTTCTATCGTAACACCTGGAGCTGATTTGCCGGCCGTAAAATCAATAAGTGGTCTTGAGGTAATCATTCATGATGTCAGTAATTTAGATCGCAGATTTTATTTAACAAATGACAATAATTTCACAACCACATGGAAGGTATTCCTGCTTGCCTGGCCTGGTGCTACTGGAGCGACTTTAAACAGCGCAGCGCGTCGTATTATGGAGATTTTCAGCAATGCGACAACAATTGAAACTGTACCATTGCAAGATGGGCTCGGAGCTGTTGCTCAAGTGCTTGCCTTAATTCCATCTGATTCAATTATCTTAGACTAATATTAAATAGTTATGTTTTTCTTTGGAACCCTAAAATAGGCAGGTAGGCACCTGCTAACCACGTCGTTTTTTAGCGACATCACCTACCTTGCTTATTTGAAATGGCAAATTTTTCAACGAGCTTTGGGTACGACTTCTACATCGTGCCGCTGGCAGCCTCTGAAGTTGATCTAGCCTTCACTGGCGTCACCCAGGCTGTTTCTGCGAGCACCCCGCTGAGCAAGAGCATCAGCAATGTTGCTCGTGCAGACAATATCGTTACTGTTTCGACTTCGACGACCCACGGTTTTACCGCTGGCGGCACTGTTACGGTTACGGCGACCACTAATACTGGTATCAATGGTACGTTTACTATTGTTGATGTGCCCACCACTTCCAGCTTCACCTATGTGAAGACTGGTGCTGATATCACCTCTGGCTCTGACACCGGTACTGCGGTGATCCAGAATGCCTCTTCTGGCGGTTTCATCTCGATCGCCTCGCTGGCGAATCCTGGCGACACCGTGTCGTACAGCTCCGGTGTGTTTACGATCGAAGGCACGACCTACGCGATGGACGGCAGCGACAAGCCTGTCCGCCTGTATGGTCTGACCAACGCGGCGCTGGAGTCCGACACCAACACCGAAGAAATCGTTACCTACGACGACGAGACCAAGGGCTTCAACATCAGCCTGCCGACCTCCAAGACCTGGAGCATCTCCCTGGCTGGTGTGGCTGACTTCAAGGATGCTGGCTATCAGGTCCTCCGTCTGACTGAGCAGAACACCGTGGCCGATGCTCTGCGTGTGAAGATGGTTCGTGTTGGTCCTACCGGTACCGACGAGGCCCTTTACGGCTATGGCACCATCAATGGTTACACAGAATCCATCGAAGCTGGTTCCATTGTGTCCTGGGAGGCTACTCTCCAAGGCTATGGTCCGTACAAAGTTGATATTGATGTCAACGCCTGATTTATAAATCAGATTCAATATAGGTCAAGCCCCGCAAGGGGCTTTTTCTTTTCTAAATAAGCTGGAAAACTAGATGGCTTCAAGCATGCAGTAACCAGTGGCAAACCAACTTGAGTTCGAAGCTACTATTGGCGCCGACCAAGTAAATAGGCTGCTGCGTGATCTTAGAAATAACGCTGAAGGTGCAGCCAAAGCCGTAAATGATGCTTTTGGTGGTAGTGTAACAAAAAGAATTTTCTTTGAAACTCGAACCGACGAAACTGGTGCCAAAAGACTTGTAGCAGTAGAAAAAGAAAGACTTTCCATTACTGATAGAATTATTAATGCTCAGCGTCAGCTTGACAAAACTCAAGAAGGTAGTGTAACAAGTCTTAGGCAACAAGTAAATCAACTAAAACAACAAAGAGATGGCATCGCGAAATATGTTGGAGATTTAAGATCAGTAAATCCAGAATGGGCTGCCGTAAATCAACAATTAGCAATAGTTGGACGCAGGTTAGATGTAGCAAGTGCATCTACTTTTTGGGATAAAGCAAAGACTGGCCTCAGAGCGGAAGGGCTGATTAGTTTCAGTAATGGCCTTGTCCAAATAACGCAAGGATTCCAAGCTGCATCAATAGCAATTGGATCAGTAATAGCAAGTGTCAACCAATTCATAGGTGCGCTAGCTGGGATTCAATCCTTTAGTTTAGCGTTTAAAGCCATTGGGGTTGGTACGTCAGGAGCAACTCTCGCATTGTCTGAAAGCTCAAGGATAGCCTTGAATCTTGGTACTGATCTTAATACTGTAAGAGATGGCTTCAGGCAGTTGACTCCTGTCATCTTGAATAGTGGCGGTAGAATTAGTGACGTGTCAAATATTGTCGAAACTCTCTCTAGCAGATTTGCTGCTTTTGGTGTTTCTGGTGATAAAGCACGTCGAGTTACCAATGGTATTATTCAAGCATTTGCTAAAGGTAAGTTACAGGCTGAAGAACTTACTCAGCAAATTTCAGAAGCTGATCCAGCTTTTAAGACTGATTTTGCTGGAGCTCTTGGGGTAAGTGTTAAGAAACTTGAGGAATTGGTCAAGGCTGGCCAGATCAATTCAAGCGTATTACTTGAAACTCTTCCAAAGCTATCAAAGTCTTCGTTATTGTATGGTAAACTTGGCAATAGCGCAACTGATGCAACTGATGCGCTCGCCAATGGAACTGTTACCATAGATCAAGTCAGATCAAAAATACAGTCACTGGGCCAATTAAGTCTCGAACAGTTTGCAAAAACCCTGGAACCAGCCCTGTATGGCTTCATAAGACTACAGGCAGTTGTAACTGATTTTATTTCAAATCTAAGTAAAACACAAGCGGCCAAAGCGTTTGCTGATACGATTGGATTGTTAGTATCTTCAGGTGGAAAAGCTATAGAAATATTTTTAAAACTTAGCGAGACCATTCTTGCGGTAATTTCACCAATAGCATCCTTAATAAGTGCTATTACTAAAATTCCTGGAGCGGTAGAAGTTCTTGGCGCAGTTATTTTAGCGAAAGCAATTGCACCACTTGGCCAACTCGGCGGAAAGTTTATTAAAACAGCAGCATCAAGTAGCACTTTTTTCGCTGCCATAAGTAAAAATATAGGTTCATTTCAAGGTTTAGGACAGGCGATTGGCGTTTTGGCGGGACGAAGTTCAAACACTGGCACTGCGCTCAATAAACTAACCAAGAGTCAAGATACTCTTTCGAGAGCAAGTTCTTTTGTCAATAAAGAAATTGGTAATTTATCTGGTACTATTTCAACTCTTCAGCAAAAACAAAAGGCTCTTTCTTGGCAGGGAGTCATAATTGGCTCCAGTCAAGCGGCCAATCAGAGTAAGTTGCTGCAAGGTCAAATAGATGCAGCAACAAATAAATTAAATAGATACGAAGAGATTCTTCCAAAGATCGATGGGAGGCTTAACTCTACAAGCCAAAAAATAACAACACTCGGGGCTTCGGCCACTGCATCTAGTAACTTATTCGAAAAGTTTGGAGGCTCAATTAAAAATTTCGGAACAGTAGCCGCTGATTCTATTTCGAAGGCTGGAACCGCAGTAGGTGCATTTCTGGTAAGAATTGGTCCGATTGGAATCGCATTGGCTGCAGTTACCGTTGCATTTGCTGCCTATAGCAATGCAAATGAACAAGCAAGAATAGAGTCTGATAAAAGTGCTCAATCACTGCAGGCATATCAAAAGTTACTTCAAGAGCTTGGTTCCACCAAGCCCCAGACTCCAGATCTTTCTCCGATACAAAAGGCATGGGAATATTTATCACTAGAAGTTGCAGATGCCGTTGACTCTGCTATTAATGTTCTAAATAAATTTGGATCTTTTGCGTCTCAATATGTTCCAAGAATTAAGAGTTTATTCGATGGTCTACCGGCAAGCCTTAACTTAGCTTTTGAAGTTAACCCACTGACATCTCCAATTGTTCTTTGGCTTAAGCTTCTTGGCGATACTGGAACCGAAACTGATCTTAGTATTCGTAAATTTGGGAGAGGAGCCAGAGAGGTATTCAATGGAGTAGGCCAAGATGCATCTAAAATACTTGAGCTTACGGATGAACTGAAAAGATTGCAAGCAGAGAGTGATGGTAGCTCTGACTCACAGGTAAGACTTTCTAATGCGGTCAAAAATGGATCAGATCTAATCGCAGCAACAAGACTGAGATATGAGCAAGCAGTTGAAGCGATTAAGCAATTTAAAGAAAATGAAAAGAATCTAACCACCGAAAAAGGGCGCCAAGAGCTTGTCAGTCTTCAGGCTGCTGCTGCACAAGCAAAGGCAAATCTTGATGCTGCCACAAATGCCTTCCAGGGTTTTATAGCCAGTTCGAATCAATTAAGTACAGAAAAGATACTTCAAGCAACTCTATCTATGGGAGCCCTTGAGGAACAAGCAAAAAGCCTGAAGGGACAACTGACCAATCTTGTTCCAGATTCTGCTGGATTCAGGGCCTATACCGTTGACTTAGCTGCTCTTGAGGCATCAATATCCAGAATTCAAAATATGTCAAAGGATCCAATATATGTATTATCTTTGATAGATGACAGAGAAATTGAGAAGACTAAGCAGTATAATGAAGCAATTCAAAAGTTAAATCAACTATCTGCAAATCCTAAAGTTGATGCATCTCAAGTAGAAACGGCAAAGCAAAAAGTAACAGAATTAAGTCGTGATCTAGATAATCTCTCCCTGCTGCGTAGGGAGCTTCAGCTAAAGCTGAAGGTAGATACGATCGAGTATGATAACAAGATTAAACAGTTGAAATTACAGCAAAAAATTATTGCTCTAAAAGCAGGTATTAGTTTTGATAATACTGAATTGTTATCATTTGTATCTAGGATTGGTGAAATTAAAAGAGAAATTGATGATCTCAATAGCAAAAAACTTGAGATACAAACTAAACTAGATTCTGGTGCGCTTACACAGCAGGAAATACTGACTTTAACACGAGAACAGAGTGCATTAGCGCTCCAAATAGAAAATTCAACAAAAGCTGCTAGCACAGAATTAGCAAATACTGCGCAAAAGCTTGTAGCCGACCTGAGAGATGCTAGACTTGCTTTGCTAAATACTAAGGTTAGTGGACTTAAATTTCTTCGTCCAGACAAGAGGCAAGCCGCGTTGGCGGAGCTCGACAATAGAGTGAAAGAAATTGCTAACAGAGAGGATATGACAGTTACTTTTAGGGGTACAACAGAAGAAATTATTAGACTTAAGCAAGAATTTGTCAACTTTTATGACCAGTTATATAAAGCAGAGGATAGAGTTACAAATCTTCAGAAAACACTTAATTCCTTACCAGAAGTTATAAAATATGTCACAGAAAGTGGTTTCAATAAAATATTTGAACAAACAGCAACTTCTGTGGATTCGATTGCGACAGGATTAAATACAATAAAAGCAACTACGGCATCTTTGCCTGAAATCATTAACACATCATCGACAGCGATGTCAGATCTGAACAGTGAGACAAGTTCCGTGGCCAAAGAACTAGAAAATGCCAATGCACAGATAAATCAATTATCCAGTACTCTACAGGCACTGGATGGATTAACCGTAAATGTCAATGTACAGCAAACACCAGCAAGATGGACTGGTGGCCCAGTTACAAGTGGTACGTCTTATCGAGTCAACGAATTAGGAACTGAAGGATTCCTGTCAAATTCTGGCAATTTATCAATAATTAATCGTCCTAGAAATTCAATGTGGAGGGCACCTTCTACTGGAACTGTAATCCCAGCTCATATAATGAAAGACTTGCAAGCATCTAGCAATACTAGTAATGGTCCAAATATTCAGACAGCATTTACTGCAGCAAAAGGTGATTTCAATAGTGCATTTATCAAGGGAGCCCAATTCGCTCTTTCAAAGCAAAATGCAAACGATTCAATTTCACAGCTTGCTGCAACGCAGGCTGGCCAGGCCGCACAGATTGGAAGACTAAGCCGCGCAGTTGATGGACTTGTTGCCAAGGACTGGAATGTAAATGTTCAGGTTCGCAGCAACGGTGGCACTGCATATCTTGACGCTCTAAACCGCAGACTGTAATGGCCATTACGATTGAGTCCGCCAGCTTTTCTTCACTGACGGCTCAACCGTTTGGATATGATAATTCTGACGTAAGGACTGGCCAGACAGCGAGAAAATGGTCCATCACTGGGCTTATGACTCCTGCTGAATGGCTTGCGCTTCTTGAGGTCTATGATGATTGGAGAGACCTCAGGATAGAAGACCAGGATAGTTTGATCTCTGAGTCTATTGGCACAACAGTAACCTTTAGTGGTAGTGGTCCCGGAGATCAGACGTGGACCAATATTGAGTGCTGGTTTTCCTCTTCTCCTTCTGCAAGCCAGTCTGGCTCATATCTTTCTGTATCTGTCGAATTAGTTGATGCCACTCAGGCATTAGAAGTTTTACTTAGACAGCAGGAGCTTTCTAATCAGGAAGATCTTCCTAATTTTGGCACTATTACACTTGGAACGACTACTCTTACATTGAAGAAACCAGTTGATAGCTATGGAGCAAATCCATCGATGGAATTAACCGCAACTGGTGTTCACTACATTACCGGACCACTGGTTCCTTTTAAAGTAAAAGATATCGAGGGAACAACAGATTTAACCGGATGGAATAACATAAGATCATGGTATGAATCCCAGATCTCAGCAGTTCCATCACCAACAAGCTGGTTTCCTATAACATCTCCATCCGCTGCAGCAGAGAAGAAAATTATCAATGGAGTTAAGGTAACACAGTATACTGTTACTATTCAACTCGGACAGGTGATATAAATGGCTATAGATATTAGAGCAGATGTAAGCTGCAGCCTCGGTACGCTTATAAGTGGTTCAATCAGTGATGACTATATCCAAGGAAATGGTTTGATCAAGTGCCAGGGATCCTGTGAGATTTCTGGTACAATTACTCCAGCAGTTGGAACTGTTGTAACATTTAGCTACACAAAAGATGGTAGTTCATACAATATTCCAAGAAAGCTAAGAGTAATAAGTAGCTTTGCTGATCCATTCAGAAGAGTTACCAGTGTTCAGCTTGGATGTAAGCTCACGTATCTACAAGAATTAAAAGAAGAAATAAATTGGGATGCTTTCAATGATCCAGAAAATGCTGGACTTACTTCTGACGATGCGGAGATCATAACGATTCCTCTTCATGCTAATTCAATTGCTCAAAAGTGCCTCGATGAACTTGGCATAACAACTCCGAGCATTCCTCTTGCTAACAAATTTAGTATATCTAAATTTGATTTTAGCAGTGGATACGTTAGTATACTATCCAACCTTCTTGCATCAGAATGCTACTGTGGCTATCTTGATTTCAGTGAAGTACTACAAATTTTTTCCGTAAATCAAGAGGGTGGAACCGGTCCAGTACTTGACTATAGCCAATTGATAGATATATCACAAATTGGCAGTGGTGACATAGCTGGAGATGCAGTTACTGTTAGCTATTCAACTAGAAAACTCAATCCACCCAATACAACTGAAAATGATGTAAAAAAAAGAAACTGGGAGTATGATGAGTCTATTGGCGTGCCAACTGATGTCTATATTGCTTCTCCAGTTTTAGAGCTAATTCCAGGAGGTCCATATGTGACCTATTCTGACTATGTGAATTACACATATACATATATACCAAGATCTGTTACAGAAACATCTTACGATACGCTTGATAGAGTATCTAAGAGAAAGACAACAGAATACAAGATTATGGCAGAGATAGCGCCTGGCAGAATCAATAATATTGCAAAGGTTGCATATCAAGAATATCTGTCTTATGGTGGTACATTCTATTCATTTGTAAAGTATGGTCCCCCAGAGGGTTTAACTCAGTACTTATTCATTACAGAGGAAGAATTCTTCTATGAAGTACAGGCTCCAGTCATGAAACCTACTGGAGATCCACCAAATGGATATGAGAAAGTACTAAGACAAGTAAAAACAGTAACACAACCATTGATCACAATTCCGGCATCGACAGGAATCTATGATTTAGCGAATACATTTACGGTTGATTTTAGTTATGCAGAAAATTCACAATTAACTTTTACGTCTGAAAAAGTTATTACAACTTTTGAGACGTATTACGACGACGAAGGAGCTCAAATAACCAAGACAATTTCAGACATATATAGAAGCACTGCTCTCACAAATCAAGGGCAACAACTGATAAATACTACCCTTACGAGAGATTTTGTCTTTACTTGGTGGCCAGATATCAGTAGATATCTCTCCAATGGAAAAGCCGAAGCAATGTTTAATGAGTTATCTAAATTGAAGTATATTGGAAAAGAAATACAGATAACTACTGGTAGAGAAATTTCTCTCCAGAGACGCCCAACTACTGCTGATAGGACCAATAATGGATATACAGTAGAAAATAAATCGGAACTAAATCTTTCGCTTGGTAGTGCAACAGCTCAGAGAGTTACTGAGTTCTCTCTTCCATACGCTCCAGATGATACTTTCTATAAAGAAGGCAGCGACTACTTCTCTTCTAGTAGCGACGCTGACCTAAAGGCAACAAACTATGGAAGAACTCAAAACAGATTACTATTTGGCAATAGAAATGGAATGAATATTCAGGTATCACCTGAAATCTTGCCATCTATTCCTTTTTCTCCTATAATTATACAGGCAAATGGTCTTTCTGGTCTCTATAGGATCAATGGGACCAACTGGACCATGGGTAATACGGGTATAGTAGCTTCCAGTGATTTGTTATTTTGGGGAGCTGTAGGTGGTACTGGTGACTTCTGGTTCCCTGTTGCTCCTGGCGTAACCACGCTCCCTAGTGCGCCTCCAGTTGTCAATGGCGAAATGACTGTATCTAATGTTGTAAAGCCATGGAACGAGACTTCCATTGTGAAAGCTGTCGTAAAAAATAATACTTCTATAGAGTCTTTCCCATACGCATTTGATCAGCTAAGCGATCTTGGTGCTCTTGCAACAAAGACAAAAGTCTTTACGTACTATTCTGTACCAAGCAAGGCCATTCAGCTTTTATCTTTTGCCCCAAATATCACTACGCTACTTGGTCCCGATGTTGATCCATATCTTTCTAATGTAAATCTATTGCTGCACATGGATGGAGTTAACGATGGTACAACCTTCATCGATTCAAGCACGAATAACAGTACCATCACGAAGTTCGGGACATGTCAAACGAAGACTGCTATTAAAAAATATGGAACTGCAAGTATTAGACTTTCTGGATCTAATTGGCTTGGATGGAGCGGAGTGAACTTAACTGGTGATTTTACAATAGAAGCCTGGGTCTATCTTGATGTGGCGACAACAGACATGACACTTTTCGGTAATACAACAGGCAATGTGCAAATATTTAGATTTAATGGTATCGCTTTGTATAAATTAATGTCATATGCAAATGGCTATATTTTTGAGGGTAGTTCGAGTGATCTTTCTGGTATTGGTGCTGGAACTTGGCATCATGTTGCAATGACGAGAAGTGGTACAGTAATAAGAACGTTTCTAAATGGTATTTTGAAGCAAACAAACAATAATTTTACTTCTGCTATACCATTAAATAGGGTTGGTGTTGGAGCTTCTGGAAATCAGTATCCATGGATAGGATATATGGATGAGGTACGTATAACAGACGGTTTAGCGAGATATACGTCAAACTTCCCTGTTCCAGTTAAGGCATTTCCAGGTAACGACGATGCTATGCTTGTTGATTATTTTATAAATTCTGACAGCACGCCAAAAAGTTCTCTTATATTAAATACTCCCTCTTCTGTTCAACTAAACGATCTACTTGTTGCTGTTATAATGTCCAGACTAGCATCTGGGTCGATAACTCCACCAAGCGGATGGTCTTTGCATACTGGCAATATGCTTTCCAGCATACTTGTTGATGGTGGTCCAACGGCACAGTATCTACATGTATATACTAAGACTGCCACAGGTTCAGAGCCAAGTCCATACACATGGACTGGATCAAGTTCGGTTGAAACATGTGGACTAGTTTTTGCCGCAAGAAAGGCACAAATAGATGCTATAACAAGTAACTATGGCAATTCAGGTACCGCAACAATAACTACTGCAGATAGCGCTCTAAGTGTAACAGTATTTACCTGGGTATATACTCAGTCTAGTCCATCAACTGAATCGTACAGCCAGTCAATATCTACTGGAAATATTAGCCAGATTTCGGACTCTCCAATGGCTAGCGCAAGAATCTCTGGAGCCTTTACTTATTCGACTGGAACTGTTACGTCAACTCATTCTACTGTTGATGCAAGCTACTCTCCTAATCATGGCGGAATATGCATTCAATTAAGATGATTTGTATTGGTAGCCTAAGGCACGCCGCTTAATCTTATGCCAATTAGTGTTTCACTATATAATCATACGGCATTAAGATTTGCGAATGGAGCCAATAGTGCATCGGATAGCTATCGGCTCATGTTATGCACTTCCGCAACTTTTAATGCCACAAACACAACGTTAGCAAGCATAACAAAAACACAGGTGGCGAATGGAACAGGCTATTCTGCTCCTGGAGCCTTGCTGTCTGGAGTGGCAATAAATACTGTAAATACAAATGATGCAGCCTTTGTCGCGAATGACGTAACATGGGCTGCTTCTGGCGGATCAATATCAGCCTCTTATGCTATTCTATATAATGATACTGATACTGACGATCCACCTGTTCTATTTATAGATTTTGGTGGCACAAAAACTGCTTCTAGTGGAAGCAATTTTTTGGTTACATGGAATTCATCTGGTATTGTAAAATTTAACGTTGATTAAAAATGGCACAATTCACTACGATCAGCACAAAAGAGCTTAAGAGGGTAGCTGGAGCCGCCTACGAAGGGCAGACGTTGAAAGTAATGCTATGTCTTGTTGGAGCCACTGGATATACCGCAGAAAGCACAGTAGCAAACTGGCAAAGCGTCGAAGTTAGTGGAAATGGATACGTAAGATACACAACAACAATTGGAGTTGGTTCATATGATAATACTACGAATTCATATAAAATGCCAAATATTGATGCGGAGTTTACTGCAACTGGGACTGGATACACGTATGATACAATCGTCCTATACATTAATGGGCAAACGTACGTACATAGCACAATAACAGAATCTCCAAATATTGTGTTGTCATCTGGCCAGACACAGACATACAGAATTTCTCTTCAAAGTGATGATTAGTACGTAAAATGTCAACAAATATAAACATCACAGTAAACTCAGAGGAGCTACTATTCAATAGCAGAAATTCAATAAAGCAAAACAGGATAAATCTATCAGAGCAAGCTGTATCTAAAAAGAAACAATCAGAGACTCTTTCTGCGTGGAACGATAAAATATCTAAACAAGGATTCAATCCAAGAAATAAGCAAATCTATGGTGCAAAGCAAGCATATGCGAAAGAGAGTTTGGCGGAGAGTCAAAGGATAAGAAATCCTGTTGCAAGTTATAAAAGAAAATCGGTTCCATCGATTCCATTTCAAATCAATACTGGACCTGATGGCCCATATGTTGGAAGTACGTTAACTCTTGATGGAATTCCATGCGGCACTTTTGAGGTTGATTGGAAGATAGATGGAGTCATAGACGAATCATTGCATAATGATATTGATTTTTATGTAAGAGAAGCTGATGCTGGTCATGACATAGAAGCTGTTATCACTTGTTCAGACGGAGAAGTGTATACAACAGATCCAGTTAACGCCGGAACTGCAACGTTGCCGATTTCATATTCTGGAAATGTAAAAATGTATCTAGTTAATACTTATGCTGGTTGTTATGATTATTCTTGCGCTGAACCACAGAGCTCTTATCTTCTAGGAGAGTTTACAGCGGCAGACCATAGAACTCTTTACTACTCACACTACGATCAAATAGCCGGAACACAGTGTGGATCAGGTTTTGGTCCAGGGCCATGTCCACAGGGTGGACCGGAATGTGGATACTATCCTACATGTCAATATATTCCATATCTAATTGAAGTTAGCTGGAGGTATGGTATTATTGGCGTATTATATCCACACGGATTCGCTGCAATCGCACCAGGAAGCAGCGCTCTTCCATCTCGGCTAATTGCGGTTCCATCATGATCAGTGACAACGGCATCTTTAGATTTGTGCAGTCTGCTGCAAAAGTTGCAGCAAATCCTTCTATTGCAAAGGATGATGAATATATGTCAAGACTTGAAATCTGTGGCACATGTAGTGAATATAAAGACTGTAAGTGTAGTCAATGTGGATGTTTCATGCCTTTTAAGGCTAGATTCCAGGTGTCGATATGCCCACTTAATAAATGGTAGTCCTGTGGAAATATAGAGTGCAATTACTTTGAAACAAAATGAATGATCTCATTGAAAAAACAAAACTACAGATCTTAGCAAATAGATATGTATTCAATAGAGACTATAAAGACAAAAAATTAATCACTAGTATTGTTAACTTCAAGAAATTGGCATCCTAATGCGCAATTCAAGGGCGAGACGCCCTATCTACAATGTCGGACATCCAAGATCAAGCTCCCGAGATGGGTAGCAGTGGATCTTTTGCTGATAATGAACAGCAAAGTCAAGCGCAAAATATCAATGGCGATCTGATTCCTAAATCAGAAGTCGATAACTTGCTTAAAGCACTTAAAGCTGAACGTGAATCGAGAAA